GTAAAACAGCCATCGCTACGCCATCTTGATCTATGACTTCATTAATGTTAAAATACTCTAATTCCGGATAACGAGTTATTCCGTCGCTTCCAAAAACCATATTTCCCGTCTGACGAATACATTCTATTTTTCCAGATGTTGTTTGTAGATTACACTTATATCCACTATTTTTTCTAATTTTTCCATTTCTTTTTACTGCGTCACTATTATCATCTGTGATTGTTGAAACCAAAATTAATGATATTGGTTCTATTTTAATTCCCTTTTCTGATAAATCGAAATCCGAGCGTGTAATTCCAATTTCACATAATTCTTCATTACCCCAGAATGGATAAACATCAATTGTTCTATCAAACGAAACTATTTGTGGTAATCCATTTATATCAGTACTTGATTTGAACTTATATTCTCTTTCAAAATTATCTGTTCCGTAACCTTTTTTAATAAAATCATATGGCCTGAGTGAAAAACATCCAATGTCGGACAAATCAACATCAACATGTAATATTTGAGTTCCAATTGGAACACCCCAAATCATAAAATCACCGGCACTATTTGTTTTAACTGTAAAACTATAATAACTTTCAAACACTTCAAGACATTCTTCTCTTGTTAAGATATCTTGTTGATCCATAAATGTTCCTGTTGGCGCATGGCCTCCATGCTGTTGTCTTGATGGTAACAAATTATATCTATATTCATCAACATCTTTATCGGTTACGGATTTATATGGGTATAATGCGGATATTACAGGGTCATCGGTATCTAAGTCGGATTGAGGGATAAAAATTGAAATTCTAGCGTTAGGTATACCAAATCCACTATTAGCGGATACGCGCCCAACTACAACACCATATTCTGCGCACATACCTGAAGCGTAAATATCTTTTTGTGAAAATTTTAGAGAAAGGATTTCCATCAAATCGTAGGTATTTAGAATCTCTACATTAACTTTTTGATCTCTTCCAATATTCGTGTATATTCTGTGTTTTTGCATTATCTAAAATCCTCTATCTTATCTCTAAAATCAAAAGTATATTCCATATCTATAAATAGAAAGTCACCCATTTTCTATAAGATAACTAAAAAACAAATTAATATGTAGCCGAAGTGAGAGTTTTTGTACGAATTTTAATATCTGTATTTGGAAATCTGATTTGAAATATCTGATTTGACTTCATATAGATTGTACTATCAGACTGTGAAATTTCTTTAGTGTTTTCATCTACATATGATTGGGATACTTCTGATGATGAATATAATCCGCCTATTTTATTATAAACTCTTACATCAACCACATTCATAACGCCTGAAATATTACCAATTTCTCTTTTAAAATCTCCAACCAATAACGGATCTCCCATTTTTCGTTTATTAATAGAGAAAAATGAAATTGCTTGTTCAACAACGTTTTTTAAAATTTCAGTTGAATTCTCATTTTTATTAATTACGAGATCTATTTCTAATCCTAAATCGATTACTTCTCCACTTTGAATATCAAGATAATCATTCAACATTCTATAATTGGCGAGGTAATTTAAAACATTATTTTTTAAAGTATTAGAAACGGTGCTGATTAATGCCCCATTTGCGTCATAGGATAATAATTTTATTCTAACCTTATTATCTTCTTCCATTACATTAACTTTAGCGGGAGCCCCATATGTTGATGGCATTGTTTCAATCATTGACTTATAATCGTTTAATGTAACTGCTCTGTTTTGAGCAGAAAAATTGTATGCAATCATGTTTCGTATCTCATCAATTGTCGGGGCATTAGATCCCCCAATGGCTGGCGTAATATTTGTCGCCCTAATTGATTGAGCTACTTGAGTGTTTATAGACGAATTAGGGCCATTTACTATAAGCTCATATGAATCCATGGTTGTTATAACGCTAATTCCCATATTCGTCTCTTTACCCCCGCCAATACGATATTTCACGAATATTGTTGTATTGGATTTAGGTATTTCACCCAAAGATGTGTTATTTAAGAACGTTGCTAAGTTAACCTTCATACTTCCTGTCATATAGTTATCCAGATTGTCCATTGGATCCACATTACCTGAACCGAAAGTTAAAGAAAAATACCCTTCTGGTGTATATTCGGTAACAAACTTCTTAGTAACATCAATATAATCCCCAGCTTTAAAATTATCACTATCAGACGCCGATGTTGGATTTTCAGTAAAAACCTTATCTTCAATTAATGATTTAACTTCATACCATTTATTTGCTGATGACATAAATTCATCTGATGTCGGATTAGAACCATATCCTGTTCCATCTTTATGTATAACCGCGATAACACCTAAAACATTTTTTTCAGGAAGATATAGTTTTAAAAATGGTTTTTGATCCAAATCAGTGATTACTTTCCTATATATTCTTGTTACACCATTAATAACTGGTTCTCTTTTTGTAATTGTATATGATACTAATTTATTGTTATTATTAAAATTTGGTATTTTTAATCTATTTGAATCCCCTCTACTATTAAATGGGTTTGAAAAATCAATATCTTCCGCAATTTCGAAAACTTGTCCCCCGCCCGAAACTTGTGAACCTGCTTTTAATATCCCCTCATATCTTTCATCATCTTTATCACCATTTGCTGGTACATTTATACTAAAATCGCATAAAGCAACTGATGGTTTTAATCCAGGTAATTTAATTCCATATGTTTTAGCTATATGAAATAATGATTGTCTTTGCTGAGCAAAGTCTAACATAGTTTCTTGCCACACTCTATCAATATGGAAATGTAAGTTATCTGATACGGCAGCATTTAAATCTAGTAAAACCGAATAAATGGAAGCGTCGTTAAAATTAGAAATTAAATCGGGATAATATTGTTTGGTCATTTTAACCAACTCATCTCGAAGACTAGCAAAATCCCTTGTTGCGTATGATATTTGTTTTGACATATTAAATGTTTATTATTATGAAGTCTGATGTTGAAAATGTTCCATTATTAACTGTATAATCTATTTTAACTTTTGCTGTGTAAGGTTTTGCTGAACTGTCAGACGTTCTGAATAGCCTCGAATCCTCATCTTCACTCGGCGAAGTAGGTTGGTCGGGGTCATTTTCTGCTGACATTACATTTATCGAATTTATATCGAGATTTGGTATATATTTTCTTACTCCTTCTCTGATTTCATCCTCGATGTGTTTAAATGTTACAACATCATTCTGTTCAAAAATAAATTCATATAATCTAGTACCAAAATCAGGTAAAAAATAACGAGTGCCTTTTCTCGTTAGTAGTAAATGTACAAGATTGGCTCTCACTTCCCTTTCAGGCGTAGCTGTCATCTTTACATAATTTCCAATTGTGCTATCCCTAAATGGATAATCTATACCGTATGTACTCATATCTCATAAATATAATGAAATAAAAAAATCGCAATGAGTAGCGTCATTGCGATTAAATACAGAGTAAAGTTTGAAACGGAATTATTTTTTCTCTATATGGTCATGTGTTTTTAGCCATTGTTCGATATATGCTTCGTCATTACTGACAAATCCGTCATGACAATCTGCTTGAAAATCTCTCACAAGCTTCGCTAAGTCGTAGGGGGTTAAAAAATAACCACCCATATACTTATCATTTTCTACAATTTTATACTCTGCTGGTATCATCGTTATCTAATTTTAATTCTTTTGAATATAATTCTTTTAATCTTTTGAGTGTTTTAATTTTTTCCTCTTCAGTTAATTCCTTGATGGGGATAATAAATTTCATACGTTTCGGGCCTTCGTAAGTACTATTCCAATTTATATTTTCCATATCATCCACATTTAGAGTTTCCACAAGCCATACAGGTTAAGCACCCTTCTTTAAATTCCAAATGATCACTTCCACAATTTGGGCAATTACCCTTTGCTTTTACACCATCTTTGATATATTTTTTAATAACTCGGAGTACACCATTCTTCCATGTATTAATGTGGTCTTCATTAAAGTTAAGTGATTCCACAAGTTCATACACATATACAATAGGCATTTTTTGCCTAAGTAATCCAGACGTGAATTTTGCATAATTCCAAAATTCTGGATTAAAAGCGTGATTTAATCCTATATGAATCTGTTTTACTCCATCACTATCAGTATACTCGATATCATATCGTTTAACTTTAATTGGTTTACCTTCAGCGTCTTCACTATCAATAACATTTTTAACAACTTCACATTCTTTTATACTTGGTGATAAATCGCTCAATCCATTTTCAAGCTTTCCTGTGAATATCTCATAAGGCCTTCCGTCTTTAATTCCTACAACAGCAATCCATTTTTCAAGATTATTCTGGAAACGATGAATTTCACCTTTTAATCTTTTCGGTCTTTTCGGAACGTGAATCTCAGTCGGCTCATCTTTCTTTTCACTACCTGTCAAAAGAACGCCACTACGTGAACCATCACGATAAACAGTCATTCCTTTACATCCACTTCTCCAACCTGTTTCATACACCTTCGCGACTAGTTCTTCAGTTACATCTTTAGGTAAATTGACCGTAACACTAATACTATGGTCAATATGTTGTTGAATACGACCTTGCATTTCAACTTTTTTAACCCAATCCACATCATTAGCTGTTGCTTTATAATATGGAGATTGTTGTATTATCGTTTCAAGCTGATCTGGCGTAAATGTTCTAATACCATCAATTATGAATTTATTAACTTTGAGCCACATTTCAAACTTATGATGAAATACAGGATATTCCTGCCATGCAATTCCTTCATCATCAACAAAATCAACACGAGCTTCTTTTTCCTGTGGATTAATTTTTCTACGTCTCATATAAAACGTGGAAAAACATGGTTCAATACCTGATGTGGTTTGAGTCATAATACTAGATGTTCCGGTTGGAGCAATAGTCAGTAGAGCAATGTTTCTACGGCCATTTCTTTTCATAGCCTCATATAATGTTGGATTTTTCTCTTTGATACGGAGAATAAACGGGTTATTCTCCTCACGTTTTGCGGAGAATATCGGAAAAGGCCCACGCTCTTTTGCCATTATCATTGAAGATTCGTAGGCGCACATTTTCAGACTTTCATGAACTTCTTCACTAAAATCTGTTGCTTCATTAGTACCATATCTCAATCCCAAACCCGCAAGCATATCACCTTCACCTGTGACGCCAAGACCCGTTCTACGACCTCTAATTGTTTTATCTTTGATTCGTTCCCAAAGTTGTCTTTCAACCAATTTTAATGATTCATCTTCTGGATCTGAATTTATTTTATTTAAAATTGCATCAATTTTTTCAATTTCTAAATCAATAATGTCGTCCATATATCTTTGGGCCATCATTACATCACCTCTGAACACTTGCCAATCAAATTCTGCTTCCTTGGTGAAAGGATTAATAACATATCCAAATAAATTTAATGCTAATAAACGGCAACTATCGTCGGCACATAGAGGGATTTCGCCGCAGGGGTTAGTTGATAATGTGTTAAATCCTAAATCTTTATAACAATCTGGAATACTTTCACTTAAAATTTTATCCCAAAACAGAATACCAGGCTCGGCAGATTTCCATGCGTTAAAAATAATTTTTTTCCATAGTTTTTGAGCATCAACCACTTTTGTATACTTTGCTTCACCCATTATTGGATATCGTTGAAGATATGGTTCTCCTGACATAGCGGCTTCCATGAAATCATTATGAATTTTAACTGAGATGTTAGCCCCCGTTACGGCTCCCTGAACCAATTTTGCGTCAATAAACGCCTCGGAATCGGGATGACGTATTGAAATACTTTCCATCAATGCCCCTCTTCGTCCATCTTGTGCAACTTCTTCAGTGCTTCTCGAATATCTTTTCATAAACGGAACAACACCTGTAGATGTAATCGCGCTATTTTTTACAGGGCTTCCAGCAGGACGGACAAATGATAGGTCTAAACCAACCCCACCTCGTCTTTTTTCCAACTGTACTAACTCCTGATCGAGCTTCATTATACCACCGTAACTGTCAGATTCTCCATTATTTCCAATAACGAAACAGTTGCTTAATGAAACCACTTGAAAATTATTTCCAATTCCCGACATAGGTGAACCTTGAGGAATTATTCGCTCGAAATTTTTGAGAGTGTGGTATATTTCATCTTCGGAAAGAGGATTGGGATATTTACTTTCAATTCTTGCTAACTCTCTAGCAATTCTCCAATGCATATCATCGGGTGTTAGCTCATAATAATTTTTATCATCTTTTAAGCAATATTTTTTTGCCCATACATGTGCTGCTAATTCATCTCCTTCAAAATATTGTAGTGCGGCTTTCTCTACTTCTTGTCTCGTGTACGCTTTAAAATTTTTTTCTATCATAGGTTTTTTATTTTAATTCTCAATGTATTGCGACTTAACTCCCCATGATGAACATTATCCCGTATTCATCGTCATATTTGCGGTCTTCTGTTTTCTCTCTCGAGCTAATTCTCCTAGTCTTTGACGATTTTTTTCTTCCTGAGATATCTGAGACGATTGAATGATTTTCATCGCAATAGACTCTGCATCAACTGTTCCCACCACACTATTAATTCCGACGCCTGCTGGGGGAATTGGCGCTTGGATAGGTATTATTCCTTCATTTACAATGGACTCGACAACTTCTTCTTTTTCATGTTCTAAGTTGTGAATTTCGTTCATAATAACGTCTTTCTTTACAAGAAGATTATTAATTTCAGCTTCAACTTTTTGTCTTGTTTTACTTTTACTTTCTAATGCCGCCTTATACACTTCAGCTGCGTGAG